TATAAATATCCGGGGATATAGTCACTTTTACATCGCGAGATGAGTGGGATACCACTATATATGATTACGTCATAACTCGAGTAGTCCACTACTATATTTGTGCGCGCCTGTTTCCTTCTTACCTGGTCGACCTGAGTCGAGGGCATGGCATGAGGAAGCCAGTTGCAAAGTCATCTCCGAATGACACATACATATTCACCTGCGCACCAGACTTCGCTGTAACAACAGCCTTAACGGACGGGACATACATAAGCTCATAAGGGTCCCTAGTGGATGTAGCCGTAAGCACTCTTTGGCACTTCACCATTGCATCATAATTAATGGTCACATCCATGGGGTTATTCGCCATGTTGGGAAAATACGCCAGTCCGGGAGCCAGCAAGGACTCATCTTCATTCGGTGTTGGTGAAAGGGAGGGTGGGGTATTCACGTCGTTCTGAGCCAAAAAGAACTCAGACTGTGGGTTCATCCTCTTAATAGCAGTACCAGTAGCCTCAGAACCATATACCTGCGCAATCAGCCTAAACGATCCTCTCATATATCTATAACAAGGGATCAAATAAGCCAAAAAGCTGTATGAGGTATCATTATAGGTCCCAAAAGGGGAATACTGAGTACTAACTGTGGAAGGAGAATCAAAGGTGTTTTGGGTTATCATCGTAGGCATGCTACACATCTGCTTCACCGAAGTAATGCAGGTTGTTGTGGAATAACCGTTCGACACCAACATTCCTTGGGATGTACCCAAAGGCTTTCTGACAACAGTACCAGACTGTGCCTCAACCAGACTAGAGCTAACTCCACTTCTAATCGATTGCACAGGTGGCGGTGAGCCTGAATAATCCAGGATCATCTTGTCATTGGCCTTGTTTCCTGACGTAATAGGGTAGGCATACTGGAAATCACTTCCTGGTCTTACAAAAACCTGCATCTCAATGGGTTGCAGAATTGGATCTCCAGCTGTCAACGGGTTAATGACTGTTATGGAAAGGAATCCCATAGCATGGTCCACGGACGTAAGCCCCTCGCCATAGCCAGTTCTTCTCCACGGTGTCGGACTGAGGTAGGGAAGCACAAATTCATACTCGGTGTCAGTGGTGACATCAATTACTTCATTGTAAATTAGCCCCAAGCTCAGCAGTAACATCAGGAAGAAGACTCTTGACCACGTTAGGTGCATACGTAACGCGCAGTCTCATCGAATGGAATCGACTCGCCACAAAGGACAACTTCAAGACGAAAGACCCACGCCAAAACTCAAAAAATCGAGCCATATAGGCTAAGGGTATATACGAAATACTTGTAGTCGGCCGGACGGGAGGCTTCACATTCTGTGCAGTGAGACATCCATACCACATCCACTCAGGTGAAAGGTGCAACTTGGTAATAACTGAATCTATGGCTTCTGTGCCATCAATCGTTACCACACCAAGCAGTCCTTCTCTCTGAATGAACGTTTCAATCAACATATCATTATTCTGGTCATTTACCGCTTCCGGAATAACATCCAGCAAAGCACTCTGGGAAACTCCAATAACCGTTGACATTGCGTTGTTCTCAATATTGCCAATCCGTTGTGTCACAATTTGCATTGGGAGAGTGTTGTCTGTCACTGGCGGTGCCTCAAAACCAAACAAAAACTTTGCAGCAGACCAAATGCTACCAATTCCCGGTAGAACACTCGCCACTGTGGAGGCCACATCCGTCAAAACGGAAAACACTGAAGGTGAACTGTCATCATGCTCAGCATCACTTCTCGCCTGCTCCTTCTTATAAGGTCTAGTACTCTTTGGCTTCTGTAGAGTACCAGACTGAGCCTCTGTCCTAAGTCCAACAAACTCAACGTCCTTCAATTGCGCAAAAACTGTAGCGCTAACTGGTACTGGAACCCCAGACACCGAACGGAGTGGTGTAGACACATAAATCATTAGTCTACAAAAGTCAGACAAGGTGTCATCATCTCTTGGAAGCATCTCCAAATTGGAGATAAACGGAATCTCAATCTCTCCGGAAGGCGCACCTGTCGCGTTCAATTGAATGTGAGGTAGCTGGAACATCTGCTCCATAGACTGGTACAAATTGTCGTTGGTCCCATCCACTGAAGGATACCAGGCCATAACCAGTCGTCCATAGTGCATCAGTGTACTATTCAGCTTAACACTCAACACCAACTTAAATCGCAAAAACGCAACTCTAGAAAACACAGAGGAATTCAGAGCATTATTCTTGTACCAATTCAAAAGAGGTCTAATATCCGCTAGCTTCGTTCCAATTGCATCCGTGCTCTGCCACTTGAACTCGTCAATAGGAACGGGTCGTTCCGCCAAACTCTTAAATCCAGGCTCAGGCGTTGTGCATACAAACAAACGAGAAGTAGGGTCGGTCTTAACCATGCTCACCTCTCCAGTCGTGTCCACTAGTCCTCCAATTCCTTGCATATTTTCCGAAACCTGTTCGTCACCATTATTTACCATACTTGTTGTTTCTGTCATTTCTTGTGTGTTCGCAACAAATTTCAAATAATTCTCCTCTGCATTTGTTAAACTCAAGGAAAATCGGTAAAAAGGTTTTAGATCCGAAGATCAAGGTCACAAACGGCGCACTTTACACTGTAGGGATTACCAACTTCTACAGGAAACGATCGTCATTGCTTTCGCCTTGTCAGTCACTTTAAAGTCGCGAGACTATTGTCCATAAAAGACAGCCATCCACTCCCTATAGGTTTTGAGCTTGCTTGCATCAACCTTCACATTAGCTCTCTCACACCAGTTGAGGAACTTGGTTCGGGACGCATCAAAGCTCTTCTTGCCTTCAGGAGCCACCATCTTCAACGCTGCATCAATCAGCTGCACCAAAAAGAATGGATCACTGCCAACCTCCGTAGAGTATCTCAGGCAGGAAAACACCTCATCCTTGTCAAATGGTGCTCTCACAAATCCATCCGGGGCTCTTTCAAACTTTCTCTTGAGATACGAAACCTCAAAAATGGAATAAAAGAGCGTATCATCCAGAGCTCTCTTGTCGCATGTTGTGTACTCCAGCCCAAGCAGACTGAAATAATGCGACAAATACTGCATGTTGAAACCTTCACACTCTTTTTCAACACCAGCCATGTTGTCATCTCCATACACTGTGAGCTCCACACAGCGTTTGAACTCCTTATTGGGATACAAATCATTAAACGCCAGACGGAAAAACAGCATCAAAATGATGCAATTTCTAGGCGCCGTATCTGCAATGCCAGAAGAAGTCCCAGATCCCCGAAAATGACACACTCCATTCACCACATGAATGCGGTTAAACGTCATACGAATCAAATTCGCACGAACCTCAGAGTGCTCATCATCATACCAGGCATTCACAATCCTAATATAGGACTCCAATGCCCAATAGGGAATGGTCGAATCGTATGCCGAAAAATCTCCAGCAACAATCCTATCCTCTCCAAAACGAGTCAGCCTCTCAAAGAGCCTTGTCCAGTCAGCAGAATCAGGGTTAATGCCAATCGCAGCCTCACTTTGGGGAGTGAAGGTTTGCATCATCTCAATAAAATCTCCGAGATACATGCGATACAGCATTCCAACTGTCAAAGAGACAGTATGAAAAATCCTTGTCTTCCCAGCTTCCACCTTCTCAACAGGTCGCAACTCATCCTTGAGATTGTCCGTCGTGAACATCTCAGGAATCTCTCCACTCTCGAGCTTGCTTTCAAGGACTCTTACATCCTCCTGAAATTTCTCCTTGAAGTCGCCTTGCAGAAACGGTACTTTACCAGTTCCCTTGGCAAACTTGGAAAAGGGCAATCCAGGTGATGTCGTCATATCAACAGGTCTCAGGTTTTCTCCAATCCGCTCAACAGCTTCATCCAGGGTATACACCTTGGGTGACTTTCTGTCCAATGAGTCCAGAATTTGCTCCTCCGCAATCAGCCTCTTCTGCAAATCAGGAATCAAACGTTCAGCAGGTTGGGATAACACTTTCTTCTCAGCGTTACTTAAAGGTGAAACACACTCGCCAGCCTCATTCCAAAAAGGCTTC